GCAATAAAAAAGCCTTGAAGTCATTATTTTCAAGGCTTTAAAGTCTTTCATAGGACTTGATAGGTTTATTTTGTGGTGGAGCTGGCGGAAACTGATCTAGAAAAATATCACTTTGTTTTTAAAAGATATATTTCAAAGATAAAATCAGCTTACTACCACGCTTACTACAATAAAAAAACAGGACGCCAATTCAGACGTTATTTAGCCTAATTTTGGGAAAATTATAGCATCAAAATTTGCATTTTTCTGCGTTATTTTGCGTTAAAGGATCTAATTAAAAGGATCTGCAAGGCGGTAGATCTGAAAAGGCTTTATAAAGGATCTAAAATTGCGTTGAAACACACACATTTACTGCGCAGGCGTGGCGAGGGTTTGACTGCGATTTTTCGTGCGTGAATTTGGGCGAAAATTTGGGTTAAAACAGGGCTTTAAAGTTTGTTTTATTGATTGATTTGATATAATAAATTTGGGAAATACTAATACTATACAAGACAAAAGCCGTTATTTGCGCAATAAAAAACCCGCATTTCTGCGGGCTGTTTATTTTGAAAGGATCTATTGTAGCAATTTGTATTCGGTAAACGTGATCACTTCTTCCCCTACCCAACTATTAATCTCTTTCAAACGCTCTTGCAGTGGGATTATCTCATTAATAAAAAATACTCGCGTTGCTTTCTCTACGTCACCAAAACCGCCAGTGTTATTAGGTACAATTCCCATTAGTTGCGGTGGTACACGATGGGCCGCCAATACATCATCACGGCTTGCATTTTTGATATTCAGAAAATCATCTTTTGCCACTGCGTCAGATAATGGAATGACTTGCATCCCGTCTTTTTTACCATTTGGAATATACACAAATAAATTCTTAAAGTTGCCAGTGCCTTTTGTTTGACGGATTTGTGTTTTGATTGTTTCGATGTCGTCTTTGTTTTGTGTTGGGTCAGTCATATAGATAATCGAACCCGCATGCGCACCGTTCAAATAATATTTACGGCGAAACAATGTCGCACTTTCATTCAAGAAAGCTGATTGTAATGCCGCTAAATATTCCGGCACGCCGTAAATCTCTTGGTTCACATCAGGATTGATCAGATTAAACACCGCATCTTTCGGGAATTCGTATTCATCAAAACCATTCACAATCTGATAAAAAACGCCTTTCTTCACGCCAACGCGCATATATTTTGCAAGGGGCGATTTTAACGCAATCACTTTTCCGAAAGTGTTTTCAACTTTTTCAAGATAAGCATTGCCGAACACTAAGTAATCTTGCACCAGTTTTTCTAACTGCGTGCGTGGTAAAAGTGCGGTCGTTTTACAGGTAGAAAGCAAAATGTTTTTCTTCACCGTGATCGCACTGTTATGATGCGCAGATGCATTTAAGGCTTTGGCAAGATAACTTAAATTAATTGGCGGGTTGTAATATTTCTTATACATCAACACGCTTTCGAAATAATTCAATACTTCTGCACGGTCAAGCACGGGAATAGGTTCACCAAAGCTGAACGCCTGTGCTTGATTCCCCGTAGAAAGTGCGGTTGATTTTTTTGATTTTTTGCTCATTTGGTAATCCTATTCAAAAGTGAAAATGGTTGATTGGTTATTTGACACATCGCCGTTTAAACCATAAGGCACATTTAAAATGCAGTTCATAATTGCCCATGATAAATCGCCGTGGCTTGCATCTTCTGATCGGTCAGAAACATAAGTAATCTTTCCTGTTCCGGTAATACGTTTTTTAACTGTCATAAAACTGGTGATGATTTCGTTACCATCAAATTTAAGGCGGCGTTTCTGAATTAAGTTTTGCGTTTTTAATACCATCTCATTTTTTAAATCGGCGTTGTAATCAAGACCGATTGCCATTGGATAGAATTTTTTTACTTCTTGGAATACGCCCGACCCCATCCCAGTTTTATCAATCACAATGCGAGTGACATTGTAATCATCACAGAAACTTTTAATTCTGCTCGCTTGTGCTTCATAGTCCATGCCGTGAAATGTTTGCCAATGCAAAACACGATAATCACCGCCTTCCACTTTGGGCGGAGCGATGATCGCTAACGCTGCACGGTCGCCAGTAAAGGCGGGGTCATAACCTAACCACACTTCACGATTACCAAATGGGCGTTGATAGAAAGGCTTGTAATCGTGCCATTCTTCTAAGCTGTCCACTTGGCAAAGTTGCAAGTCGGCAAATTTAAACGCCGACGTGTTATCATCTGCAAACTGGCATAAAAACAACTGTTCAAATTCTTCTTTGCTGTTTTCTGCGATCAGGTCGTCAATATTGAATAGGTTGCACCCACCTTCCATCGCATCATTAATAGTAACAATCTGCTTCCATTGGCGGTCAGCACAAAGTTTGCCGCTTTTTAAATTCTCGTGCGAAATGTCAATTTCAACTTTGTCCGCCTTGGCCCGATTTTTATTAAATGCCTTTCCGGAAAAGAAAGCATAAGCAGGATGCGCAATCGTCGTTGGCGTTGAAAAATATGTTTGGCGATACATCTTTTGCGCCGCCATACCTGATGCCACTTTACGCATCACATCAAATTTAGGCACCCAGAATACTTCGTCAAAATATAAATTGCCGTGATACGATTGAGCCGTGGCGGAGTTAGTACCAAGGAAAATTAATTCTGCCCCATTTGGCAGTTTGATGGTTTCGCCTTTTAAATCTACATCTGCCGTTTGCTTGGCATAGTTCACAATGTAAGAGCGGAACTGCAACGCCTGTTTTTTACTGGCAGACAAAAAAATTTGATTGTGTCCAGTCGTCAATGCATCAATAAAGGCTTCATGGGCGAAATAGTAAGTCGCCCCGATTTGTCGGCTTTTCAAAATGTTTCTGATGCGGTTTTCTTTCGCTTTATGCCAAACACGCTGATAATTAAACATCCCATCAAGAAAGCCATTGATCAGTAATTCTTCTTGTTCCTGATCAATGGCATTTTGTTCTGCTTTCTTCCGTTCGCCTTTGTTTCGATTGGCAAGTTTTGGGTTTAAATCCACTTCATTGCCATCACCGAAAGAATATTTTTTCACTCTCGCCATGCGTTCCATTTGGCGACCGAGCAAATCAATTTCTTTATAGTCTGATCCGCTTTTTTCTTCTTTCGCAATCAGTAAATTCAATCTTGTTTCTAGGGCTAATTCAACACGCCCAACAGGGGCGACATCATCCCATTTTTCGCGATCTTTCCAACTGGAAATCGTGGACGCGGCAATATCAAGCTGACGAGCAATTTCAGCGATTTTATAACCGCTAAAATACATCTGTTGTGCTTTTCGTTTTATTTCCGCCGTCACATCGGGCGAAGCTTGATTGATAACTTGTTCGTCCATTCATCATCCTTTCAATTTACAACCGCATAATAGAAAGGGGGATGGCGTTAGTCTTTACAGCTCACCTGTGAACACCAAAGCAACAAAAACAACCCATAGACCGCAAAAATTAAACCTTTCAGAATAATGGCAATCTTTGAGCCAAACCAACCACAGAAAGGACAACCAATGGCAAAAAAATCTAAATGGGTAGTTGTCGCAACAGAAGGGGCAACAACTGACGGTCGCACAATTCAGCGCAACTGGATTGAAGAAATGGCCGAAAGTTACGATCCAAAAAACATCTACGGCGCACGCATCAATCTTGACCACATCAAATTTTCTGTCTATCTCCCTGAACTTGCCAATGCTCATTGCTTTGGTGACGTCTTAGCCGTGAAAGCAGAAGAACGTGAAGATGGCAAGTTACAACTTTTAGCCGAACTTCAACCAACTGATGCACTCATTGCCTTAAATAAAGAAGGTCAAAAAGTTTACACATCAGTTGAAATTGACACCAATTTTGCAGACACAGGCAAGGCATACTTAGTCGGTTTAGCCGTGACGGATAATCCGGCAAGCTTAGGCACAGAGATGTTAAGTTTCTCGCACAATGGCTTAAATGCTCGCAAATTAAAAGCAGAAAACATCTTCACCGCTGCAGTTGAAACAGAATTGGAATTTGTTGAAGAAGCAGAAAAAAGCCCATCTGTGTTGGAAAAAATCAAAGCGTTATTCGCGAAAAAAGAAAAATCGGATGATGAACGCTTTGCAGATCAGTCCAGTGCCATTGAGCTTTTAGCCGAGCAACAAAAAGACATCTTGGAAAAATTGACCGCACTTCACGGCGATTTGGCAAATCAACAAGCCGCCATTGAAGAAATGAAAGCGGGCAATGAAGAAATTCATGCAACGTTTGAAGAACTCAAACAAAAGCCGGCACAAGCCGAAAACTCCCGCCCATTAGTTTATGGTGAAGAACCTGAAACTGACGGCCGCTTCTTTTAATTTATCTTAGGAAAAAACCAAATGAATAAATTTACTCAACAAAAATTCCAAGCTTACATTGCCGGTGTTGCACAAGATAACGGCGAAGATGTGGCATTTGTTGCAAATGGCGGGCAATTCACCGTCACACCAACAATGCAGCAAAAATTAGAAAACGCGGTGCTTGAAAGTTCCGATTTCTTAAAACGCATCAATGTTGTGCCTGTTACTGAAATGAAAGGTGCCGCATTGCGTTTAGGCGTGCTTTCACCTGTTGCAAGCCGTACAGATACCAACACAAAAGCACGTGAAACTACGGACATCCACAATTTGCAAGAAAACTTATATTCTTGCGAACAAACCAACTTTGACACGCATTTAAACTATGCAACGTTAGACAGTTGGGCGAAATTCCCTGACTTTGCGTCGCGAATCGGTAACTTAAAAGCACAGCGAATTGCATTAGACCGTATCATGATCGGTTGGAACGGTACAAGCGTGGCGGCAACAACCAACCGCACATCAAATCCATTATTGCAAGACGTGAACAAAGGTTGGTTAGTTCAAATCGAAGAAAAAGCCACTGCACGTGTGATGAAAGAAGCGAAAAGCGGCACAGGCAAAATCGAAATCGGTGAAGGTAAAGAATATAAAAATCTTGATGCATTAGTCTTTGCATTAAAAGAAGATTTCATTCCTGACCAATACCGTGACGACACAAAACTTGTAGCGATTATGGGTAGCGGTTTATTAGCGGACAAATACTTCCCGCTTATCAACCAATCAAAACCAAGTGAACAAGCAGCGGGCAACATTGTAGTCAGCCAAAAACGAGTTGGCGGCTTACAAGCCGTAAGCGTGCCATTCTTCCCGAAAGGCACTGTGTTAGTGACATCACTTGACAACTTGTCAATCTATGTGCAAGACGAACGTATGCGCCGTCACTTAAAAGACGCGCCGGAACGCAACCGTGTGGAAGATTACTTGTCATCCAATGAAGCTTATGTGGTTGAAAACTACGAAGCAGTGGCGATGGCGAAAAATATCACCGTTCTTGATGCACCAACTCACGCGTAATCATAATGCGACCAACTAAACGTCACTTTCTTGAAGTTTCTGCCGCTATCGCTAATGCGGCAGAAACCGAAGATCTAAGCGATTTCACAGAATACGAAAAAATGTGCCGTATTCTTGTGAGACATCGAAAGGATTTGAAAAACATCCAATCGACAGAACGCAAAGCCGCATTTAAAAAGCAAATTTTGCCAGACTATCTGCCATGGATTACAGGGGCGTTATCTGCCGGAACAGGCAAACAAGATAACGTTTTAATGACATGGTGCGTGTGGGCAATCGACTGCGGGGAATATCACCTTGCCTTGCAGATTGCTGATTATGCCGTATTCCATGATTTGCGTTTGCCTGAACCGTTTACGCGAACACTTGGCACATTATTGGCGGAAGAATTTGCCGACCAAGCAAAAACCGCACAAGCCGCCAATCAGCCATTTGAAGTGGCTTACTTAGAGCAAGTACAACGCATCACCGCTGAATGTGACATGCCAGATGAAAGCCGTGCGCGATTATTGCGGGAATTAGGTTTGTTATTGGTTGAAAAGAACCCTGAACAAGCCTTGCAATACCTTGAACGTGCTTTAGGTTTAGATCAAAAAATTGGCGTGAAAGGCGACATTAAAAAATTACGCAAAAAATTAAGCAAAGCCGATGAATAATCGGATTTGATAACGAGCAAACCACGCACCCGCGGGGCGGATAAAAGCGCGGTCAGGTTTCTTTACCTCTTTTCCTGATTGTTGCTCTTTATCCTCACCCCGCTTTTTTATAGGTAGATTTTATGTCAGACGGTGCAATCTCAATCAAACTCGCCCCCGATTATGAGATGGGTGCAGTACAAAAACAACTGGAAGATTACGGAACAGGCGAGGATATTATTCGAAACGATGATTTTTTCCCTGATATTTCTCTTTCTGCTTTTCGCAATCAATATCGTGCTGACGGCACAGTCACCGAACAACGCTTGCAAGATGCATTGATTGAAGCCATCGCCAGTGTGAATGATGAATTATCTACATTCAAAGCACAAAGCGAACATCACTTCCTTGAACAAATTCCCGCACCATCAGTCAACGGCGAAAGCGTGTTGATTTACCGCTATAAACGTGCAGTGAACTGTTTGGCACTAGCGAACCTTTACGAACGCTATGCAAGCTATGACAGCACAAACGATGGTGAAAAGAAAATGGATTTACTCAAAGACAGCATCAACGAATTAAGACGAGATGCCCGCTTTGCCATTAGTGACATCATCGGCAAAAGACGGGTCGATGCGGAGTTAATTTAATGGAAGTTTACGCACAACAAAATGACAACTTGGATGCCATTCTTTATCGCTATTTTGGGCGCAGTGAAGGGCTTTTAGAAATCGCATGCGAATTAAACCCGCACTTAATGGATAAACCAGTTATTCCAATCGGAACACCAGTAATATTGCCAGAAACTGACACGGAAAAGATCAGCGTGGCAAGTGACACTATACAACTTTGGAGCTGATATGCACGACACACCATCAAAAGCGTCTTACACATCAGGATTATTTGCCTTCTTCATCGGACGCATTGCGGATATGTTTTCAAATGTAAATTGGGCCGACGTCGCATCTGTAACAGGTATTGTGATCGGCGTCGCAACATTCCTTGTAAATTGGTATTACAAGAAAAAAGATTTTGAATTAAAAGAAAAAGAATTAAACCAACGGAGCCATCACCATGATTAAACGATCCGCAAAATACGTCTGCGCCGTCACGGCTGTTGTTGGGCTTGTAATAGCTCAGCATGGAAATGAAATTAGAACATCAGAAAAAGGCTTGTTGCTGATTGGCAATGCAGAAGGATGTATGCAAAAGCCCTATCAATGCCCCGCTGATGTTTTAACAGTTGGCATTGGCACAACTAATGCAGTTGAAAAGATTGACAGAAATAAAATTTACACCTTGCAAGAAATAGCCGAATTATATACGAAAGGCATCAAACAAGCAGAAAAGTGTGTGAATACCTATGCGAACGGTCAAGCTATGCCGCAGGGGGGATTTGATGCCTTATCTGCAATCACATTCAATGTTGGATGTGGTCGCCTAAAAAACAGCACGCTTTTTAAAATGGCACGGAAAGGATATAGCAAAGCCATGTGCGGTCAATTTGAACGATGGATTTATGCAAACGGCGTTCCACTGAAAGGCTTAATTGAAAGACGACAAAAGGAGAAAGCATTATGTTTGGGTTCTTAACAAAAAAAGAAAAATACATTTTATTGGTTGGCCCACTCATGCTTGTGGCGATCATTCTGTTTCAAGGGTGGCAAGCAAACCACTGGCGAGCCGAAGCGGCAAAAGAAGAACAATTAAAACAACAATGGGAAGCATCTTACGTTGCTTTAAATGAAAGCGTGGATAAATTCAACGAGCAACAAAAAGCACTCACGGAAGCCGTGAATCAATTAAAAATCTCTCAAACCAAGCAAGCACAGGATTTAAAAAATGCACTTAAAAAACACCAAGATTGGGCTGACACTTTTATCCCTGATGATGTTAGCGGCGTGTTCAACAACTCCGAAAATCATTAAACAGCCAATTCTATGCCCGCAAGTTGCAGAATGCACGCCATTTGCCGCCACAATTAAAACAAACGGTGATTTGGCTAACGCTTATCTACAAAGCCAACAAAAGCTAAGTGTATGCATTGTTGAAAATCAAGCATTAAAGAAATGCATTGATGAATTTAATAAACAGGAAAAATAATGACCGATCAATTTGACCGTGCGCAAGAACTCGAACAAATGACACGTGATATTGCGTTACAAAAACACCGCACTTTTAAAGCAGTAAGTCGCCTTTATTGTGAAGATTGCGATGCCCCCATCCCAGAAAAGCGCAGACAAATGATTCAGGGCGTAACACGTTGCGTGACATGCCAAGAACTTGAAGAAAAACGCCAACGACAATTTATAAAGTAGGAGAATCATGTTTTTCAAAATTTATAGCAAAAAAGAATTGAAAGAAGAATTTACGCATTACGGTCGCTTTTATGGTGTGCCAGTTTACGTAAACATGAATCTTGAAGCTCCAAGAATTATTACTAGAAATTTTATTCCTGAATTTTGCTTAGATATTGTTGAAGCTTTTCTAAGTTTGGCTGTAACAACTATGCAAATGATGAATATTAGTTATGAGCCACTTTATAAAATTGAACTAACAAAGCCGATTGATAAATGAAAAAGCCAAACCAACTGCGCAAAATCCTTGAGCAAAGTCACCAAGACTTTGTGAAAAATCCTGACCGCTTACAGCTTTATGTTGACGGCGGTCAAGTTGTTGCGACAGGCAGCACATCACTGAGTTTTGAGTATCGTTACACGCTCAACATCATCATCACCGATTTTGCCTTTGATATTGCAAGCCTCATCGTGCCGATTAATGCGTACTTACGAAAAAACCAACCTGAACTATTCGAAAATCCGCAACGCCGTGAAAACGCCTTTAAATTCCAACTGGATTACAACAATAACAACACGGCGGACGTATCTTTTGAAATCCAACTTACCGAACGCGTTGTGGCAAAACAAGTGGGCGAAAATGTACAGATGACTTACGCCACAGAGCCAACCGCACCGGAATGGGAACAGTTAGGAAAAGTGAAAGTGTATCTAGGCGAAATTGAAGAAAATAATCTAATTTTTAAAGGTGGGAATAATGGCTAGTGTGGAAGAAATCCAAGCAAAGCTGACCGCACTTATTAATAATCTCTCACCGCAATCCCGCCGCCAGTTGGCTCGCAACATTGGGCAAGCTTTACGGAAAAATCAACAAGCCCGCATCGCACGTCAAGAAAACCCAGACGGCACAGCATTTGAGCCAAGAAAACCAAGAAAAGAATTTGGCAAAAAGAAAGGCAGAATTAAGCGAAAAGCCATGTTTGCGAAGTTGAGAACGGCAAGATATTTCAAAATTCAAAGCAATGCCAATGAAGTGTCGGTCGGGTTCAATGGGTCAAGTGCAATGATCGCAAAAGTGCATCAATACGGATTAATGAGCAGTCCTTCAAAAACAAAAGATTTCAAAGTGCGGTATGCACAGCGTGAATTGTTAGGCTTTAGCCAAAGCGATTTAGACATCATCGAAGATTTAGTCATTGAACAATTAAGCATTTAAGCGAGATTTTATGAACAATTTGCAATTATCAGTCTTACTCAATGCCATTGATAAAATGTCTGCACCATTAAAGAGTGCAAGCAAAAGCGTGTCGGAGCTTTCAAAAAAACTGAAAGAGAATAAAGCCGTTCGCGCACAATTAAGTAAGCAGGAACGAGAAAACGAAGCGGCAATCAAAAAGTATGCGGCAACGATCAACCCATTAAAAAACAAATTAAGCGCACTCAATAATGAAGTGGCAAAAGCTAAACAAAAAGCTGCCTTATATGCCAATCAATTAAATAGTGCCAAAAATCCAACCGAGCAATTCAGAAAGAAAGTGTTGGATGCACAACACGCCGTCAAAAGATTAACCGACGAGCAAACCGCGACAGCCAATAAATTAAAACAAACTCGCCAAGAACTTAATGCTGCAGGATTATCATCAAAGACACTTGCACAACGTCAAAGCGAATTGAAAAGCAAAATGAGCGCGGCAAATCAACAGATTAACAATCAATCCGCCGCATTAAATAAATTAAACGCCAAACAGGCGGCTTATAATCGCTATCGTGGGAAAGTCGATAATCTCAAAGACATTAACAGCAAAGCACAAATTGTCGGTGCGCAAGCACTTGCCGCAGGAGCGACCATCACTGCACCTTTGGTTGGTTCCGTGCGTGATTTTATGAGCTTTGAAGATGCCATGGTTGGCGTGGCAAGACAAGTGCAAGGCTTGAAAGATGATGCGGGTAATTTCACACCTGAATTTGAAAAATGGAAAATAAATATTCAGGATTTATCAAGAGAATTGCCGCTCACTACCGTGCAAATTGCCAACATGATTGAAAGTGCGGCAAGAATGGATGTGCCAAAAGAACAGCTTGCCGAATTTGTGCGATTAAATACACAAATGGCAACGGCATTTGATGCGGATAATCCGGATGAGCTTGTCGAACAATACGGCAAAGTAACAAAAAACTTTAAACTATCTGCACAAGCATCACGCGAACTGGCTGATGCCATTAACTATCTTGATGATAACGCTATTTCTAAAGGTACAGAAATCATCGGATTTATGAACAGAGTGTCGGGGATTTCTGGCATCGCCAATATTAGCGAAAAGAACATGGCGGCTTTAGGGTCAACCTTGCAAACTGCAGGGGCGGCAGAAGAACAATCTGCGACAGCCGTCAATGCTATTTTCACTCGCTTGTCACAAGCAAGCAAGAAAAAGCCCGTTAAAAACGGATTGGCGGCGTTAGGATTAAGTGCAAATGCCGTTGAATTAGGTATGGTTAAAGATGCGCAAGGCACGATTTTTAAAATCGTGGACGCACTCCAAAAACTGCCTGAATCAAAACGACTAGGCACCATTGCAGATTTAGTCGGCACGGAGCATACAAAAACACTCGCATTGTTAGTCTCAAATACAGAAGAATGGCGCAGACAAATTGAACTGGCAAACAGCGAAGCGGCAAAAGGATCAATGGGGCGTGAATTTGACACAAGAATGAAAGCCTTGTCGTCTAAATGGGGCATTTTTAAAAATAGATTATTCAATATCAATTCTGTCATTGGGGGAACACTCGCGCCAACGCTTGAACGCTTAATGGATAAAATCGGCGGCGTAATTGATCGGATTAAAAATTGGATTATTGAAAATCCAAAACTCACATCAAACATTGTGATGATTGCGGGAGCAATCGGCGGAGCATTGACGATTTTCGGGGCATTAAGTACGGTTTTAAGCTTTGTCTTATACCCTATCGCACGGTTAGGATTGGCATTGGCAAATTTAGGCGTGCTATTGCCAAGAATTGGCGGTGCAATCGTTCGTGGATTATTATCACCGCTTAAATTTGTGGGACTTGCATTATCCCCTATCGGTGCCGCTATCATTGCTGCAGGTATTGCCATTTTTAAATATTGGCAGCCGATTAGCTCATTCTTTAGTGGATTTTTAAGCGGACTACAATCAGGATTACAACCCGTCATCGACAAATTCAAGCCACTTGTTGGCTGGATTGAAAGTGCTTTTAATTGGTTCACTAACCTACTTTCACCCGTGCAAAGCACAAAAGAAGATCTTGATGCCGCTGCGGCTGCAGGGAAAAAATTTGGTGAATGGCTTGCTGCCGGCATTGATTTAGTGACAAAACCTTTGCAATGGTTGATGGATGGCATTAAGTGGGTGCTTGATAATATGCCAACGCTTGAAGGCATTGGAAAAACAATCGACGCGGCAAAACAAAAAGTGTCAAATGCCACCGCTAATGCCATGAATAACAGCGCTGCAGGAAACTATTTCATGACAGGTGCAGGGCTAGATGTACCAAATGTGAATAGATGGTCAGGCGGTTACGCGGGAAATGGCGGAAAATATGAACCTAAAGGCATTTTCCACGGTGGCGAATACATCATGACCAAAGAAGCAACAAACCGTCTAGGCATCGCCACGCTGAACGCCTTAAACTATGGGAAACAAGCCTTAATTGCTGGCGGTTTAGGTATCGGACTTGCCACAGCCGCACCAATTCAGGTGGATAACAGACCGCCAATTTCAGCACGTCCAAGCATCAGCCAAACCATGCAACCAATGGCGGTCAATATCACCATTAATGCACAAGCAGGGCAAAATGAACGACAAATCGCCCAACTTGTTGCCGCCGAGCTTGAACGAATCAACCGACAACAACAAGCAAGGGCAAGAAGTCGAATGACAGATCGGGCATAAAAAATAAAAGGGCGAAAGCCCTTTTTTGTTACCCACTTTTTCACACTTCCACACACTCGCAAAATTAAACAAACTCACCAAAAATAGGGGCAATTATTACAAGTAGAAATCCGCCCATGTCAGCCGATAACAACCGCAGAATTGAAAGCATTATCCGCTTTGGCTTAATTGCCGAAGTCGATTATGCACAAGCGAAAGCACGGGTAAAGTGCGGTGAAATATTAACGGATTTTATACCTTTCATCACAATGCGATCAGGTACGACAAAAACATGGTCGCCGCCAACACAAGGCGAGCAATGCGTCATCTTGGCGGCAAGTGGTGAACTGACAACAGCGTGCATCATCACAGGGCTTTACACTCAAAACAGTCCAAGCCATTCAGCCGATGAACACGTGATCGAATTTGCCGATGGCGCAAAAATCACCTACAACCAAGCAAACAGCGATTTGGTTGTGACAGGAATAAACACTGCCAACATCAAAGCCGCGAATCAAATCAATATTGACTGCCCCACTGTCAACATTAAAGGCAATGTGAATATTGATGGGAATTTATCTACAACCGGCACAACAACGAGCAAAGGCGCAATTAGCACACAAAGCAACGTTTCAGCAAGCGGCGACATAAAAGGTGGCGGAATTAGCTTACAAAATCACGTTCACGTTGCACAAGGTGAAAAAGCACGAACAAGTAAGGCAACTGCATAATGAATCGATTTACAGGCGAGAAGATCACAAGCGAAACGGAACACATCAAACAGTCAATCGCAGACATTTTATTGACGCCCGTCGGTTCACGTTTACAACGCCGAGATTATGGCAGTCGTATTCCGGAACTGATTGACAGACCAATGAACCACGCTTTATTGCTTCAACTTGCCGCAAGTGCGGTGATGGCATTGCACAAATGGGAACCCCGTGTGACGATTAGCCAATTTAAACCACAACTTACAGATAACGGCATCACTTGCTCCATTATGGGCAGAACAAAAAATCAAAACAACATCATCAATTATGATGATGTATGGCTAGGCGGTAAAAATGAGCGAATTAGTTGATTTATCAAAACTGGACGCACCGAAAGTTTTAGATGATCTTGATTTTGAAACATTGCTTGCGGAAAGAAAGCAAGAATTTATCAATCTTTTTGACGAATCAGAACGTCCATTTTGGCAGTCTAGATTGAGCCTAGAAAGCGAACCAATTACCAAACTATTGCAAGAAGTCGTGTATTTGCAACTGCTTGAACGCACACGCATTAATCAAGCGGCACAAGCAACAATGCTTGCTTATGCAACAGGAAGCGATTTAGATGTGATCGCCGCAAACTACAACGTGAAACGCCTACTTATCCAAGCAGAAGATAATACGACAACCCCACCGAAACCCGCAATCTATGAAGATGATGCGGAGTTACGATTAAGAACACAGCTTGCCTTTGAAGGAATGTCAGTGGCAGGACCAAGAAGCGCTTATGTGTTCCATGCCTTATCCGCTCACGCCGATGTGGCGGACGTGTCCGTAGTCTCACCTGAACCCGCCCATGTTACCGTCACTATTTTAAGCCGAACAGGACAAGGCGTCGCAAGTGAAACCTTATTAAAAGCCGTCCGCGAAAGATTGAACGATGAAAATATCAGACCAATCGGGGATCGTGTAACAGTGCAAAGTGCAGTGATCCAAACATACGAAATCAGAGCAAAATTGCATTTATATCGCGGGCCTGAATATGAGGCGATAAAAGCAGAAGCAACAAAAAAACTCACCGCATACGCCGCAGAAAAACGCAGACTAGGGCGAGACATTAGCTTATCGGGAATTTATGCCGCACTGCACCTTGAAGGCGTTCAGCGGGTGGAATTACTCGCGCCAACAGCCGATATTGTTTTGCCGAGTTCAAAATCAGGCTATTGCACAAATATTAATATTGAGATTGTAACAAGTGATGATTACTAGTCACCTATTGCCAACTGGTTCAACAAAACTGGAGAAACGAGCCGCAGAAATTTTAAAAAGTGCGGTTGAAAATCCAGTCATTATTGCTGACTTGATCAACCCTGACAAATGCCCATCGGAGCTTCTTTCCTATTTGGCGTGGGCATTTTCGGTGGACAAGTGGGATGAAGATTGGAGCGAAGAAGTTAAACGCATTGCCATTAAACAATCTTTTTTCGTGCATAAACACAAAGGCACCATTGCCGCCGTAAAACGAGTGATCGAACCAATTGGATATCTTGTCGAATTAAAAGAATGGTTCAATCAAAAACCGCAAGGCAAAGCCGGCACATTTAGTATTACCGTAGAAGTGCCGGAAACAGGACTGAATGAGCAAACTTACAACGAATTAGTGCGATTAATTAATGATGTAAAACCTGTTTCACGCCATTTATCACAGCTCGCCATCGCCATTTCTCCAACTGGCACAATGAATACATTCTTTGGGCAACAAACAGGCGAAATCATCAGCGTTTACCCTATTTAAGGATTTATATGACAGCACAATATTTCACAGTATTAACAGACTACGGCACACAAGCTTTTGCTAACGCCATCGCAACCAATCAACCAATTCAATTTTCAAGCTTTGCAGTGGGTGACGGTAACGGACAAGCCGTCACCCCAACGGCAGACCGCACAGCATTGGTGAAAGAGACACACCGTGGGAATGTCAGTGCCGTATCACTCGATCCACGCAACAACAAGCAAATCATCATTGAATTGACCATTCCGGAAGATGTGGGCGGGTTTTATATCCGAGAAATGGGCGTTTTCGATAGCACAAACAAATTAGTGGCGTATGCAAATACGCCTGAAAGTTTTAAGCCAACGCTTGAAAGCGGAAGCGGCAAAGTGCAAGTGTTGCGGATGATTTTAAAAGTCAGCAATTCCCAAGCCGTTACATTAAGCATCGATAATTCAGTGATTTTTGTTACCCGTCAGCAATTAAATCCGAAAAAAATTACATCGCAAACCACAAATGGCTTTGATGAAAGCGGGCATACACACGAAATCGAAAAAGCCGATACAACAAAAGCAGGTATTGTGCAACTCACCGATGACACAGGGCTTGATAGTGACAAGTTGGGCTTGTCAGCAAGAGCCGGTAAAAAACTTGCACAGCTCATCAGCATGGTTCAACTCGCCCTTGGTAATTACATTCAAAATAACAAAAAATCAAATTCAGTAACCAGTAACAGCACTGACGATGTGGCAACGTCATCAGCCGTTAAAACAGCTTACGACAAAGCCATTGATGCCAATAACAATGCGAATAATCGTGTATCCAAAGCAGGCGATGAAATGTCCGGCAATTTAAGGGCTAAAGGCTTTTCGGCTAAAGAAAATTACGGTGCATTTGAAATTTTTAACTCAAATGAAACGCTCCGTATTGAAAAAGAAGGACAGAATTTTAAATTTTGGCGGCGCATGCCAAATAAACCGGATGTGGCCAATTATATGCCTTTGACATCAGGACGATTAGCCCTAGAAGACGACGTTAACAGGAAAGTATCTAAATCTGGCGATGAGATCCAATGGCTAAATGTTAAAAGAGGGCATGCGTGGTTAAATGTTACCAGCACCGCACACGGAAGTTCGGCGATTGATTTTACCAATTCCAACGGCCGCCATGCTCAAGTATCCATTGAGGCAGTCGACATTGGCGGTTGGGCAGATGAATTAAGATTACATGCTACCCCACCGGGCGAAAACTACGATACTGATCGACGGCAACACATAGTCACATTTTCGCCACTAGGTGATGTGTGGACTAAGACCTATGGTTGGTTGCATGAGTTTTACGCCAAACAATCAGACAACAATAACATTTGGGCCGAGCTAAATAACACATACAGGAAAAGCCGCTTTGGCTATAGATGGTATCCCCATCACTATGAAGGCGCACAAGTTATTGATATTCCGACTAGCGATAATAGCGTGATCCGCATTACCACCATGGGAGTAACGATTGAAGGAACTCAAACAATCAATCTACCTGAACAATATAACGGTTTCACAAAAGTCGTTGCCACGGATGTTGGAGCTGGCCGGCGCTCCGTTGGAATAAGGATTGAAGGAAATAATCAACTCGTTATAGATAATGGGTATCGAACTGGGCTAAATATCATTGTTATAGGACACTTCGGATGGTAAGTATGATGTTATTCAACATAAAAACAAAAACCTTTGCCCCAGACTACCTTATTACAGAGGGGCAAAATCAAGAATGGTTTGAAGTTAATCAGGATGAAATTAATGAAATCTCCGCAAGCATCACCAATGGCGGTGATGTATGGGTGGAAAATGGGAAAATACACTGTTCAGGCAAAGCCCCAAGTGAATTTCACATTTTTGACAAAGATAAAAAACAGTTTGTCATTTCAAAAGAAAAACAAGCCGAACTCTTAATCAAACAACGTGCAGAAATTCGCGCACAAATCAACGCTAAACGCGATGAGTGCGTAAATGGCGGCGTGTTTGTGCCTGAAATCAATAAATGGGTTGATACTGATGATAAAGGGCGAAGCACGTTAGTTGAGATTAAGGCTGACTTTGACTTAAACGGCAAAAACAATACTTATACCTTGATTTGCGCAGATAACACCGCACAAGTTATCCATTTTGAAGAATTCAAAGCAGTATGGAACGCGGTGAAAACGCTTAAAGAAAAAATGTATGAAAACGCCTACATGCATAAAGTATTGCTTGAAAAATCAGAAAATCCGACGAATTACAACTGGTCAACGGGGTGGAGTAAAACCTATCAGGAGCATTTGAATGAACAGCAAGCTTAAACAATACCTATATCACAACATCATTGCTATCGATCAGCTATTCAATGCCTTAACAGGTGGTGCAGCAGACGAAACATTGTCAAGTCGCACATATCGTGGGGCTATTTTAGCCGAGCAACCCAAAAAACGGTGGCGTGTACTCTATCGTTTTATTAATTGGCTGTTTAGAGATAAAAACCATTGTAAAACCGCATACGAAAGCGAAATAAACGGCAAACAGCGCGATGAGCGATTTAAGGCGGTGCAACGTGGCTGACATCATTTTTAATTGGATTCGCGGCGATGATGAAATGGAAAACCTTGTATTTACAACCGAACAAGGCGAACCCATGGATTTTACTGATTGCCGCTTTGATTGCGACATTGTGCCAAATGGACGAGGCGAACGCATCCGCTTATCAACGACAACAGGCGAAATTACGGTTAATCAAAACGAAGTCACATTGACCATCTCACACGATAAAACAGAAGGCGTGAATTGGGATGCCGCAACATGGGATTTGCAACGCACTAATGCGCAGGGATTAGTCAAAACATTATGTGGCGGTAAAGTGATCCTGAAAAAGGATGTTACCCGTGCAGATTAATTTGAAGAAAACACCCATTACCGTACAAGTAAAAACAGGCATTAAGCCTAGTCTTACTGTGGCAGTAAAGCAAAAAGAAAGTATCGGCGTAAAGGTGGGAAGTGGCGGTGAAAACCTATCACTTGAAAGCTATAACAACGAACTTTTGAAATATTATGAACTAGGTAAAAAGGACTACCAACATGGCAAAACCAACACCAACTAAAGAAGAACAAGGCTTTGTTTATCAACTAGGTCAAGATGTGGCTAAACTAGGCTTTGAAATTGAAAAGCTTAAAAGTAAGTCTGTTAAGGCGATGCGAGTAACTGTGCCAGCCAGACCGGGAGATTACAACGGGGGAGATTTAATCGCTAAGGTATCGTTGCCGGACGAGTATCAGCACATGATTTGCATTAAGTCCAGAAATAACGAAATTGAGCTTATCCAAACAGGAGAGACATTAGAGATTACCGCAGAATATAGAGAGTATGAATTTTATCTCGCACCTGTTTATAAGCTTAATAATGATGCGGTTAATGCAACATTCGACCCAGAAATAGTCGCCGAAATTGAAAAAATAAAACGCGATGCATTAATCTATAAATACCTTGCTAAGTATTTAACAGATAACTATTTAACACAAGTGCGAAATGACCCTCAAGTTAAAGAGTATATCGGAACACTAAACGTTTACAATGTTAATGTGTATGTCAATAAGAATGGATTAGATGCTTTATTTGCTAAGCCTTTTGAGATAAATATACAAGGCGCAGAATTGCCAAAATATAATGAAGAGGCTAAATCTGCTATTAAAACAGAGCTAGATAATATTAACGCTGGACGTGTCGATTTAAGCAGTGCATCAAATTTCGAAATTGAAAACTACATTGTGGATTCTGGTGTTTAATTTTAAAGTGCGGTCAATTTTGGCCGCATTTTGTTACCCCCTTTTTCACACTTCCAACCGCTCGCACTGCTCTATTCTATCGATCACAATAAAGACATTATTTAACCAATAGAAACCATAGGGCTAAAATATGTCTGATGAATATCTCCATGGAGTCAAGGTTACGGAAATTGCCGAAGCCTTGCGAACACTCACCACATCATCCACTGCCGTGATCGGTTTAGTGGCAACGGCAGCAGATGCAGACGCAACTGTTTTCCCACTCAATAAACCCACTCTTTTAACAGGTATCACCGCCGAAGTCCAAGCGAAAGCCGGTAAACAAGGCACATTATCCCGTGCGTTAGATGGCATTGCGGACATCGTGAATTGTAAAGTGGTCGTTATTCGCGTGGAAGAAAGCGAAGATGAAAGCACCATGAAAGCAAACGTCATCGGTACAGTGGACAGTGAAGGAAATTACACTGGCTTGAAAGCGTTCTTGGTATCTGCTGCCGTTTGTGGCGTGAAACCGCGTATTTTCTGCGTGCCGAAGTATGACAGCCAAGATGTTACCACCGAGCTTTTAAGCGTGGCGAAAAAACTGAATGGCTTTGTGTATGCATCGTGCGGTTCAGCCAAAACCAAAGAAGAAGCGGTCACTTATCGCCGTAATTTCTCACAGCGTGAATTAATGCTGATTTTTGGTGACTTCTTATCATTCAACCCGAACACCAAAGCAACTGAAGTGGATTATGCAGTTGTCCGTGCGGCGGCAATGCGTGCGTATCAAGATAAAGAATACGGCTGGCACACTTGCATTTCAAACAAAGGTTTGACTGGCGTGACTGGCGTCACTAAATCGCTTTCATTCGACATCAACGACAGTGCGACCGATGTCAACTACTTGAACGAACAAGGCATCACTTGTTGTGTGAATCACAATGGCTTCAAGCTATGGGGATTACGCACCTGTTCAGCAGACAAGTTATTCATCTACGAAAACTACACCCGCACCGCACAAGTGTTGAAAGACACCATCGCACAATCATTTGATTGGGCAGTAGATAAAAACATCAGTGTGATGTTGGTGAAAGAAATCGTGGAAGCGATCAATGCGAAATGGCGCGAATATGTGGCGAAAGGTTACTTAGTCGGTGGTAAAGCATTTATCAATTCATCACTGAACACTGCCGCCACATTAAAAGATGCAAAATTACTTGTGTCTTATGATTACTGCCCTGTTCCGCCATTAGAACAATTAGGCTTTAACCAATACATCAGCGATGAATACCTTGTGGAATTCGCCGCAGAGATTGCCAAAGTAGGAGCATAACAAATGGCTTTACCACGTAAATTAAAACTCATGAACTTCTTGGCTGACGGTAATTCTTACCGTGGCCAAGTCACCGAAATCACCCAACCTAAATTGGCAATGAAACTGGAAGAATACCGTGCAGGCGGCATGATTGGTCCAGTGAAAGTGAATTTAGGCGTGGAAGGCTTGGAAGCGCAATTCAAAATGGGCGGTTACATGACCGAACTCATCAAAGAATTTGGCGGCAAAATTGACGGTTCAGCATTACGTTTTGCGGGTGCATATCAACAAGACGACACAGAAGAAGTCACCGCCATTGAATTAATTATGCGTGGTCGTTTCAGCGAAATTGACAACGGCACAAGCAAATCAGGCGATGACACCGAACAAAGCTACACCGTGCCATTAACCTATTACAAAATCATCGAAAACGGCAAAGATTTGGTCGAGATTGATTTGCTCAACTCAATCTTTATTGTCGGCGGCACTGACCGTTTAGCAGAACACCGTTCAGCGATTGGCATCTAATCACCACCTAGCCCCGCAAGGGGCTTTTATTAAATCACTCCCCCACGCTTAAGCGTGGCATTTTTAAAGGTATAAAAAATGAAAAACGAAAACAGCAAAGTGATCACATTAACTAATCCACTTGTGCGTGGCGAAAACAAAATCACCGAAATCACAGTCAATAAACCAACCGTGCCGGCATTAAAAGGCTTGAAAATGTTTGACGTGTTGCAAATGGACGTGGACGCATTGCAAGTGTTGCTCACTCGCGTGACAAATCCTGTGTTGCACAAATCCGACTTTTCCACAATGGAAGTGGCAGACTTCACCGAGCTTGCGGCGGTGGCTGTCGGTTTTTTAGGGAAGAATTCGGAAGCGGAAGCGACCGAATAATGATTGCCGCCACGGTAGAAGATGCCATGGCGGACATTGCACTGATTTTCCATTGGCAACCACAAGCATTTGAGCAAATGACATTTGCCGAATTAATGACATGGCGAGAAAAAGCAAGGGAACGAAATGAAACAGAAACTGATTGATTATGTATTAAATATGCCACGGCATATTGTATGGCGTGGAATCTTTATTCTTTCCATCTCATTTTGGTTGCTTGTGATTTTCGGCATTGCCTTTCTCTTTCGCTAACTCACCAAGTGCGGTCAGAAATCACGGGATTTTTTGACCGCACTTTTCTTTAGGAATAATTATGGCCACGATTTTAATCTTCTTTTTCTATTTCTTGTCAATTATCACCGCAACAGTTTGCGCCACGTTTTTGATGTATCACAACATTAATGGTTGGGGTTGGATTATCGCCATCGCCATTTCATTGACATTCATCAAACTACACGTAAAGGAAAGCTAGCATGTTTCAAAACTTTGCTTTAGCCGCACTTGGAATGTTTGTTTTTACACGGCAAACCGTGCCTTTTCAAAGCCTTGACCGCACATCAACATGGCGACATCCAACCAATGCGATTGTGGGTGCGATGCCGAAATCACAATTCACCGGCAAGGAAAGCGAAACCGTGACAATCGGCGGGCGACTTATCCCCGAAATCACGGGTGGCAGATTTTCCATTAAAGCGTTGGAATTAATGGCAGACAGTGGCGGTGCCTTTCCACTGATCGACGGAGCAACCTTTGAAATTATCGGTTTCTTTGTGATTGAAAATATCCAAGAAACCCGCACCGAATTCTTTGGCGATGGCGCACCCCGTGCCATTGACTTCACGATGAACCTTAAACGCACTGACGATCCGATGTTGATTGCCATTGCCGACAGTTTAATGAGTAATCTGTAATGTTAGGCTTAGACTTTAACGACAATCACCGCACACCCGCTTTTAAAGTGGTGATCACCACAAAAGACAACAAACAGCAAGACATCACGCAAGTGGTATCAAGCCGATTGATCAACTTGTCTTTAACCGATAATCGCGGATTGGAAGCGGACACGCTCGACTTAGAATTATCCGACCATGACGGCAAATTGGCTTTGCCGCCACGCAATGCCACAATCAGCCTTGCACTTGGTTGGAAAGGCGCACCACTGATTGACAAAGGCAAATATTCAGTCGATGAAGTGCAGTTTTCGGGCGGTGCATCATCTGCCGATAAGCTCACCATTCGAGCAAGAGCGGCAGATTTAAAAGGCACGTTCACTGAACAGAAAGAGCGGTCATTTCATCAAAAGAAATTGGGAGAAATCGTCAACGAAATTGCACAAGGGAACAAGCTCAAAAGCCAAGTGGCGAAAGAGCTTGCAAGCCGCTTAATCGACCACATCGACCAAACCAACGAAAGCGACATCAATTTGTTGACCCGCCTTGCGGAAGAACACGGGGCAATGTGTACGGTGAAAAATGGCACGTTGCTCTTTATGCCATTAGGCAAAGGGAAAACCGCCACAGGGAAAGATATTCCACTGCGTAAAATCACCCGCAAGAATGGCGACAACTACAATTTTTCCATTGCCGAAAGCGAAAACTACAAAGCCGTGCGGGCGTATTGGCACGATACGGACAGCGGCAAGCGTGGCGAAATCACGGTGGATGAAAACACCAAGATTGTGAAAAAACAGCGTATGACGAAAGGCAGAAAGCTAAAAAACGGCACCGTGAAAGGAAGCCAATTAAGCAAACGCAAATACAACGAAATTGAGCAACAAGAACCTATTACAAGTGACAGTTCTCAAATAAAATCACTGCGGCACACCTATGCAAGCGAAAAAACCGCCATTACTGCTGCCAAATCCGCCTTTGATAAGCTAAAACGTGGCGTGGCAACATTTAGCCTTAGTCTCGCCTTTGGTGAACCTGATTTAATGCCAGAAACGCCGATTGCGCTTTCAGGCTTTAAAGCCGAAATTGATGCAACAAACTGGCTGATCACAAGAGTAACGCACAATCTTTCAGATGGCGGCTTTACCAGTCAGATTGAATGCGAATTGAAAGTGGAAGATGAAGAAGTGGACGTGAAAAAGGTGAAAAAATAAAGCGGTCGATTGACCGCTTTATCTGTTTTAAAGAATATTATCTAACATATCAATATCTCTACTTAATCTATCGCGCAATGATGTTATTTGCGGATAACCAGATTCGTTAGTGTTTTCATGAACATACACTCTATCACAGCCGGCTAAGGTTTGGCGGACTTTTGCGGGCATAACTCTAGAGTTTTTAATTTTTCTATAGTTATCAGATAATGTGTTCGCTTTTTCTTGTAAATTAGCTTGAATTTCGTGATCTCTTTCATCGCAATAATAACCCGCGCCATCAATATCAAATAACTTCCTATTTTGCTGATTAGCTTTGTTTATTTCATCATCTATTGCATCTTTTAGATCATCTAAATTATCTAATAAGTCAGCAAATATACGGAGATCATCCGCAATCGTATTTAGTTTTGCCATTTGGTAATTTCCCCTGTTTCTATCATGTTTATAAACTGGCTTTCATTTAACAATATCGCTCCAACATTCATTGCAGCATCAATTTTTGACGGCCCCGCGTTATATCCTGTCACTAAAAAATCCAAATTGTGCGTCACTGTTTTTCGCACTTTAAAATCATGAATCTTTGCAAGGTTTTCCAAAGATTCTCTGTCAGATTTTGAAAAGCCTGTAAAACAAATTTCAAGCGGGCTTGATTTTGCTTTTTTAGTCTGAAGTTTTGGTTGGTATTTGACCGTGTAAATTCCTTGTCTTTCTAACCATTCTTCAACAGGATAATATTCGCCTTCTTGTTCGATTAATCCATCAATGCGATCAAGACGGAATGTTCTTGTGTCATTTGCAGTGTGGCAATATCCTTCAATATAAACATCATCAACATGGACCACACTTACTTTGCGATGCTTTGTTATGCCGTCTGCATTAGTGTATGTGAATTCAATGACATCTTTATTTTCAAGTGGCATTGAAACTACTGAATATTCTTTTTTGATAGACTGCTTTTGTTTTTTCTTTTTCGACCTAATGTAAAAAAAGACTATCGGCGCAACAATCCAAAAGAAAAATCCACCTGCAGTATTACCGAAATATTCAGAAATCATTCCGGCAATGACTAAGAGCAGAAACGCCAACAATAAACAAATAATCATTAAAGGGCCTACCACTTCCGCCACTTCATCGGCATGCTGAAAACAACACGTCCGTGGATAAATACATCGTCATCTTGCGTGAATGTCCATTCTTTGTAGGTTGGATTGTCGGAAATGACGAGCATTTCTTTTCCCACTTTTTGCAAACGCTTGATGAATGTTTGGCCGTCAAAGGTGAAAACATAAAGACCATCGGCGGCAAAGTAATTTTCGGAAATATCCACATAAAGCAAATCACCGCTTTCAAGGGTTGGTGCCATGCTATCCCCTTTCACTGTGATCAACTTCAAATGTTTTGCATCAGCACGTCCAAATTGTTGACGGAAGAACGTTAAATCAAATTCTTGTGAAAGCAAGCCTTGTTCGGTTGGGCTTAAATACGCCCCGTTTCCGGCACTCGCTTCCACGTCCAAAATATCAATCCGCACTGTGTTTGGGTTTTGCGGTTCGCTCACTTCTACAATGCGATAAGACGGATCAGGGTCACCTTCACCTGTTTTCAACCAATGCGGGTCCACATTAAGTGCGGCCGCAATTTCTAAAATATTTTTAGGGTTTAATGTTTCGCCACGAACTATTTTTCCGATTGCCTGTTGAGAAACACCAACTTTTTTTGCAAAAGCATTAACTGAAAGGCGGTTTTCGTCCAATAAATCTGTAAGGCGAGTTGCTAAATCTGACATAAAAATCTCCTATTTGTGGAATTTACAACTTAAGTTTTAAAAAAACAAGTGAATAATAGTTGCAAATAGTTAACTTTGGTAGTAATATTCGTTTTAACTTAAGTTACAAGGTGATTTTTATGAACGGAATTAAACAAGCAGTAGCACTTTGCAACGGGCAATCTTCTCTTGCTAGAGCTTGCGGAGTGAGCCAAACAGCGGTGCTTAAGTGGCTTTGCGGTGGAAAAATGGATGTGAAATATATTCCCGCCATTATCAAAGCAACAGAAGGCAAAGTAAGAGCCGAAGATTTACGCCCAGATGTGGATTGGGCAGTGATTAGAAACAGTTAAGGTGGTGAATAGTGAACGTAGATCATAAATGCGCAAATTGCGGAAGTAACAACATCCGTGTGCGAACTTCCGAAAAGATCGGTTTATTGTCAATCGACGTGTTGGCTTACTGCAACAACTGCGGCACAGAATTAAGAGTGCAAAGCCAAATTACAAGAGTAAGAACGCCAATCTATAACGACCGCCCAGAAGCATTAAGTGCTAATAAGCCGTTAAATCAGATTGACGAGCGTCAGCAAGAAATCGACATCTAGTCTTTAATTTCCATCAAGATTTTTAAACACAGTCGCTTGAAGAAATTCATGCGACAGGATTTTTGCAACCAAAATTTAGGGAGAACAAGAAAATGTCACGTAAAAACTATGTGTACGACAACGGGAAAACACACAAAGAACGTGTGAATGTGTATCAGTTAGAAAAACGTGTAAAAGCGTTGGAAGTACAGAATCAAGCAATTAAACGTCATCTTCAACATCAAATCAACTTAAACCAACAACAAGTGCTATTGAATGAAACACTTTCAGACCGTGTGGCACTGCTTGAAAAAGCAAGTTGGAGCAAGCAAGGGATGTTTGGTCGTTGGTTAAGTTGGGTTCAAGGTAAATAAGCAAGGGGGCGTGTGATGTACGTTTCAGGCAAAGAAAGTGCGGCGGCAAAATTCTGCAAAGAAAATCAAATTGCGGTTGAGCCTGTGCAAAGTTGGGGCGATTGCCGCCATGTGATCGGTAAAAGTCGCTATCGCGTGGAATACGCTTTCAGCAACCTTTCACAAGGCGAAAGAGAAATCCTGTTGGCGATGGCAGAACTCGACATCAATGATTTAGTTAGCACCACATTTTCAGGCGAGAAACTACACCACTACACCGAAAACGGACAACGCAAAATCGCCAAGGCGTTTCGCAAAGTGCGGTTGATTTCGGGGATGTTTCCGAAAGGCATTACCGAACGCGAATTCACATTGATTGATAAAGCATTGAATTAGGGGGAAGTATGGCAACCGTGATTTTAAGCCGTGGCGCATTGAGCATTGTGGCAAAGGAATATTATCAAAAACTCGATAAGGCACAGGAAAAATTATTCGCTTACATCTATCACTTAGACAAAGGCGATGAAGAACAAGCAAGACAAGCATTTAATGAATTTATTGAAAACGGTGATTTAGCGACAAAAGCACGCCAAATCTTTTTACAAAAATACAGAGATTGGGAGCAATGGCAAGCCAATCCACGGAGAAAAACAGCATGAGAACAAAATTTATCGCCTTTAGAACGGCAAGCGAAACCGCCGCAGAAGCAGAACGCGCAAAACAATATTTAAAAGCCGCACAGTTTTGGCGAAAAGCCTATCAGTTGGCACCAAGTACACCGGATGAAGATTGGTGCTTTGCACGTGCAGATTATTGTTTTAAAGCCGCCATTGATATAGGCGCAATCAAGGTAAGAAAAAGCAGACAGTTAGATTTCAAGGAATTTTTGGAGAAAGGCAATGAGTGATTTTTTCATTGGATTAGCGGTGGTGATGTTGGGCTGTTTTATGGCCGCCGCATTATTAGATGCCGCCCTGTGTTGGTTGGCGAGTTGGATAAGTAAGCACTTTTAAGGAGAACACAAAATGAGTACCGATATTTACATCAATTTAGATTGCGGCGCGGAATTGCAAATCACCAAGATTGGCGACCGCTTTCAAGTGTTAGAGATTGTCGCAGATAGTGACGGTTGGCGAAAACAAAAAGCAAGAGTGATTGGGCGATTACATAACACCATCATTGGTGCAGTGAATGAAGTCCGCAACTTTGCCTTAGCACAATATGAAGTGCTTTCACTCACCGAAATGGAAAGTGCGATCAACTCAACCAATCAAGCCATTAAAGATTACTTTGACCAACACAACGAATATTTAGCCAACTTACAAAGAGCATAGAAATAAAATGATGAACTGGGAGCAACAACGAGACAATAACATCGCCAAACGTGATTTGGCGATGGAAGAAGCTCGTTTGGCAAGAATGGAAAGTGCGGTTAAAACTGGCCGCACTTTAGACTTGCCACAAGCAACAGCCGCACAAATTGAGCTGTTTGCGGTTGCGCCTAATCATTTTGATTATGTTGAAAAACTGCTTTCCGATTTGCCACGCAAACGCCAACGCGAACACTTCCGAAATGTGTGGTTGCGTGCTTATCGCAGTGTGAAAGATGATGGGTCAATTAGTTTTAGCTTAGGCAATAAACAAGCCCGCATTGCAAATACAACCTTGCGAGATGTGTTGACCAATCGTTTGGAAGCCGTTTTTGAGCAATATCGCATTTCTGTTTCGTGGTTGCTTGAACGCAAACGCTATTCAGCCAATTTGGCAATGCAAAAGCCTGTGGATAGTCAAGGCTTGCATTTTTATCTATTAGGCGAACGCCAATTGAAAGAAATCGCCTACAAACTCGCCTTGCATTTCAACGGATTGCAAAGCGATTTCGTGGAAGATTGTGCCAATCAAAAAGCCGTTGGGCTATTAAGTGCGGTCGATTTTTCACGCTTAAGCAGTGAACTGCACCGCCTTTGTGCTGATGTTTGCAAAAACATTGGCTTTCCACTTAAAAGCCAACACCGCATCGAAGAAGGGAAACGTCTTTCTGTGCAACAACAAGAAGGCGAATTGTTGCGTGTGGTATGCGAAAAATACTGGTTCCGCACATTACGCAGCACACAAAAACGCCTTATCGAGCATTTGGCGATTGGTTGCGGTGAAGTATCGGCAAAAGTTAGCCCTTACATTTCAACAGGTGCATTGAGCGATTACCGCAATCAACAAAAAGCCAATCTTGAATATTTAAAACAGATGATCATTGAAAACATTGACGATCCATCAGAACAGGTGGAATTGATGGCAATGTGGCAAAAATCTTCCGGTAATCCTGCCATCCGTTTTAACGAGATGATGAACCGCTTGCGTGGCGTGGACGAATGGGCAACAGAAAAAGGCTATGTGTCATTGTTCTTAACCATGACCGCCCCTTCATCTTTCCATGCAACCCATAACAACGGCACAAATAACAAGAAATGGAAAGGTGCAGACCCACGCACAACCCACGCTTATTTAAGCAAAAATTGGGCGCAGTTGCGTGCCTTGTTTGCTAAACGTGGCATTGGCTTTTTTGGTATGCGCGGCGTTGAACCACACCATGACGCCACTCCACACTGGCATTTGCTTGTGTATGTGAAAGCGGAAGATAAAGAAGAAGTGATCCGTTTATTTAAATCAAAAGCTTTAGAGTTAGACGGCGATGAATTCGGGGCGAAAAAACACCGCTGCAGAGTAGATGAAATTGACCCTGCAAAAGGTTCTGCCGTTTCTTACATCGCAAAATACATTGCCAAAAACATTTATGCGGGCAATCAAAAAGACGAAACATCGGACGAAGTGGAAGGTTTGAAACTTGACGAAAACGTGCAACGTGTGCGTGCGTGGGCGAACCTTTGGGGAATTCGTCAATTCCAGTTTTACGGCAATCCGCCAATTTCTGTATGGCGTGAATTACGCAAATTAGAGAAGTGGCAGTTAGATGATGTTGATGATAAGACCATTGCAGACGCGCAAGCGGTTTGTGATGTGTCTTGTTTTGCAAGTTATTTAGAGTTGCAAGGGGGCGCAATGGCTAAACGTGAAGATCAGCCATTATGCGTGGAATATGAAGAAAGTGAGCCGAACCAATACGGCGAAACAAGAAAGAAAATTGTGGGGGTGAAAAACCGTTTCAGTTTAGCAAGTATAAGAACAAAACTTAAAAATTGGGTTATTAAAAAAGGCACAGCGGCAGATGTTGCAACTGATGCCAATGCGGAGACCACCGAAACAAACAAGGAGCGTAGCGACGCTTGGACTTGTGTCAGTAACTGTAACCGTTCAGAAATTGAACAAAAGGTAAAAAATGCACTTTTACCTGTCGGTTTTATGATTAATCGTTCACAAATTGATCTATTAATCAAACATAAACGGTTACGGATTAATGACTTTCAGTGGATTTGTTATGAAAACGACAACGTTTTCATTAAAGAAGAAAAAATACCGCTCTTTTCTGTGAAAAAATTTGGTCAGAAAGTGACTGGATTTTGGGAAAGATTGGGGAAAATGTAGGTGAATTATGAGTAAATTTTTGAAATTAGAATTTGTGAAAGAAAACTTTGACTTGATTAAAGTTAAAGGAACATCAGAAATGAAACCAGTTAGCGATTGTTTTGAACACTTTGAAGTTTATTTCAATGCTGATCTTATTACGCTTTTCGTTGAATGCGAAGGAATACAAGGCGATGGAACATCAATAAACGATGATGATTTTGAAGATTGCTTTGAAAGTGGAACAATGCTTTACCTTTCTGACGAGGGAATAAAAGTGGTTGATGAAATTTGCGAACGTTTTTATGCAACTGACATTGCGCATGACGCCGCTTATGCAAAAGGTTCTAATATTGCAATCGTAACAAATTCGGTAGAAAACATTATTAAGCAATTAAATGAAAACGTTGAGGAATAAGGAGTGAATATGCAACAACTTATCAAGAACATTGAACAATGGGCAGAAGATCGCAATTTGATTAAAGGTTCAACGCCTAAAAGACAATTCATTAAATTATTAGAAGAATTCGGTGAATTGTGCAATGGAATATCAAAAGGAAAATTAGACGTTATTAAGGATAGCATCGGGGATTGCTTTGTGGTTTTAACGATTATTTCAGCACAACGAAATCGTAATGAAATTAATATTGGATCAATGGCAGTTGAACACCATCCAAAAACAACACTCACAGCAGATGATTGTGTGATTGAATTGCTTCATGATTTAACTCGAATTAGCTGTGAACTAGACCGCAATACATCTCTTGAAATGTTATTCGGTAATATTGTTTTAGATTTAGTTGAAGTTTGCGATTGCTTTGAGCTTGATTTAACAGATTGTGTGCAAGCGGCATGGGATGAAATCAAAGACCGCAAAGGACGTATGATTGACGGCGTATTTGTGAAAGAAGGTGATTTAACTCGAATTAGCAGTGAACTATCCCGCAAAGGGCGTATGATTGACGGCGTATTTGTGGAAGAAGGTGATTTATAATGGAACGCTATTTTTCAATAAAAGAGATCGTGCAGACGGGGATTTGTTCAGAAGCAACGGTGAAACGTTGGATTTCTAGCGGCAAGTTAAAGTCTTATAAATTCGGTCGCTCCCGCAAGATTGCGGAAAGCGACTTGAACGAATACATTAAGACTTGTCGGCAATAATTTCTTTGAATAAACCATTCGCACATTTTTCAACATAGTTGGCCCATTCTTGAAACGTCTTTAATCGGTAAGGCAAATATTCCGCCCGATTATAGGCGTTTCGTATTTCATCGGAATTCAAATGGCTTAGGCAAATTTCGATGACTTCTTTATCTAATCCAAGTTCTAGGCGATTATCATTGCAATAGCTGCTGAATAACGACCGTATGCCGTGATTTGTCATGGTGCCTTTGTATTTGCCGCCGTCCATTGTTTTAATCACTTCATTCGGCGTTTGGCTATTGATATGCTTTTCATTTCTCGCCTTTGACAAAGTGGACGGGAACAAATATTCCTTATTTGCGTGCTGTTTGATGTATGAAAGCAAAGTTTCTGCCTGTTTACTTAATGGCACAAGGTGCAATCGCTCCCCTTTTCCCCCTTTTGAAATTTCCACTTGCCACACTTTACCATTTGGCAAATGTTCGTGTTCGATGATGTCAGAATATTTTGCACTGACGGTTTCGCTCGCCCTTGTGGCGTTGAGTAATCCCCATAAAATCGCAAGGCGAACAGTTTGTGATATGTTGGCCCGTGCAAGGCTGATCATAAATTCCGGTAAGGCTTTGTAATGGATTGACGGGTGATGTTTGTTTTTATTCACTACGGGGAGATCATCGCCAAGATATTTCCATTTGTTGTTTTCCCAATATTCAAAACGTTCGGCATATTCGGCGATTGACTTTAAAACTAAATAACGCTTTTTCAATTCAGCCGTTGCGCCTGATTGGCGATAAGGTTCAAGCACAGTCAAGCCGTGTTTTAGTGTCAATTCTTTGAATGGCACATCACCAATTAAATCAATGGCGGAATTAACACGTCTTTCGGTATCAATCCTTGTCTTTTCTGTGTAATTGCCTTGTTCTTTGCCGATTTTCGCACGATAGCGCAACCATTCATTCGCAACATGGGCGAATGTGCTTTGCTGTTCTTTTAGTGCGTCTATGGCTTGTTTACGCTCAAATTCGTGAGGGTCAATCTTATTGGCTAAAAGTTGGCGAAATTCGAGTGCTTTTTGACGAGCATCTTTAAGCGATACTGCAGGGAAAGTGCCGATGGTTTTTTCAGTGCGCTTTAATGTGTAGGGGCGTTTGTAATTGAATACCCACGTTTTCACACCGTTAGGCTTGACGACGAGTTTCAGCCCTTCCCCATCGAATAAATAATAGATCTTTTCCGCCGCCTTGGCGTTGTTCACTTGTGCAATAGTAAGCTGTTTGATGATTTTTGCCATAATCACAAAATTCTGTAAATGGTAGTAAGATTTTGCGCATTGTAAGTTCTTACTTCCATTTTTACTACTAAAAAATGTGATCGTTTGTGAAATTAACTGATCTTTTAAGCAGTATTAAGACACCAAACAAAAACGGTCAAACCATTGAAATTTCAATAAATTTGACCGTTTGTGATCTTTTTAGATCTTGTTTTGTGGTGGAGCTGGCGGGAGTTGAACCCGCGTCCGAAATTACTCTACCTTCAGTACTACACGTTTAGTCTCGTCTTTAATTTC